CATCTCAGTTTGGAAGCCATATGATCACGCAACTGAAAAGCTGGTTTCTGCCGCTCCGCATCTTTATGATGGAATGTGCTGTTTGGTTGCCGTGGAGCCTTTGACTGCTGACGAGCTTAAAGCACGGGTTGACACGCAATGGCAAGTTATCCGCACACAGCGCAACCAGATGCTCAAGGACTCAGACTGGACGCAAGTGGCTGACGCTCCGGTGGACAATCTGACTTGGGCGGTCTACCGGCAAGCGCTGCGGGACATTACCAAGCAGGCCGATCCGTTCAACATTACATGGCCTAAACAACCATAGTGTGAGTCATGGCCGCAGCGTTTCAATCAGGCGCATTTGAACCGACTGCGTTTGAGGTTGGAAGCGCTGGGTCAATAACCGGTGTAACTGCGTCCGGCGCAGTTGGTTCTGCCACTTCATCTGTAGCTGTTGGGCTTACGGGCGTAAATGCAGCAGGGTCTGTTGGTGGTTTAAATTATGTAGTGCCACTTACCGGAGACTCGGCGTCCGGCGCAGTTGGTTCAGTTACTTCTTCATTAACCATATCTTTATCTGGTGTTTCGGCATCAGGTTTAGCAGGATATGCAAGTGTAGCTGGGGCTGGAGCGTTCCAGTCTGGTGCATTTGAGCCGACCGCATTTGAAGTTGGCAACGGTGGTGGTAGTGATGTAACGGTAGCTATAACAGGCGTAGCTGCGTCTGGGTTAGTTGGTTCCGCCACCCAATCAAAGTCTGTTGCACTTACAGCAAATGCGGCATCAGGCTTAGTTAATTCCCCTACTGCATCTCAATCTGTTGCACTTACCGGGGTATCTGCTGCTGGGGCAACAGGCTCCGTAGTATTTAGTGCTGTAATTACCGGGGTTTCTGCATCCGGCTCTGTTGGTTCAGTAACTGTTGGAGCGCGGTCAGTTGCGATTACCGGCAACGCCGCATCTGGGTTAGTTAATACAGCCACTCCAACTTCTACGGTAAGCATTACGGGTGCCGCAGCATCTGGGGCCGTAGGTTCAGTATCACTCAGTGCAACAACAGCACTTACTGGGAATTCTGCATCAGGCTCTGTCGGCACGGTAACGGTTGCCGCGCGTAGTTTTGCTCTGACTGGGGTATCTGCCGATGGTGCGGTTGGGTCAGTCACTCAGTCTATACCCAGAACTTTATCGGGTGTTTCTGGCACAGGCTCTGTCGGCACCGTAACAAATTCGGTTACTGTCGCACTAACCGGTAACTCTGCATCAGGCGCGGTTGATACAGTAGTTTATGGACGCCCGCTGACTGGGGTATCCGCATCTGGCTCAGTCGGCACTCTTGTTGCTGGGTTTGGAGTAGCGGGTACACAAGCTGCGGGTTCGGTTGGAATCCCAACTACTAATAGAACGGTTGCTTTGACCGGCGCGGCATCGACCGCATCTGTCGGGACAATGACTGGTGAAGCCATATACTATGCTTCAATTTCTGGCAATTCTCTTTCCGGTGCCGTACAATCTGTATCAATAGGGCAGAGGCTTGTAGCAATTACAGGTAGCCGTGCAATGGGCGCGGTTGGCGATTTTGGCGTTCTTTACTGGAGCATCATCAACGATAACCAAACCCCCAACTGGACAAGCATAAATGATACGCAGACTCCGGTTTGGGAAGTTGTAGACGACCTGTTATAACCAACCGAGGTGATCTGTGAGTCTGGGTTGGGGTGACAATACTTGGGGGGCAAACGGCTGGGGCGGTACGCTCGCTGCAACAGGTACTTCGGCAACAGGGAATGTCGGAACTGTAGGAGCAAACCCAACTGTTTCCATATCTGGGGTTGGATCGTCTGGACTGGTTGGTAGCGTAATAGCTTCTCCCCCTCTGTTGGGGGTATTGGGGTCTGGGCTTACAGGATCTCCGGTTGTTACAATCTCCAAAGCTATAAGTGGGGTTGTTGGGTCAGGAAATGTTGGAACTGTAGAGTATGCAAAAGTTGGGGTGCTAACTAACGTATCGGCAAGTGGTTTTGTTGGGGCAGTAACGGTAAGTAAGGTAGTTGCTCTAACGGGTGTAACGGCAAACGGTAGGGCTGGAAATGTTGGGTATAGGTATTGGATGGCTATAGATGACAACCAAACACCCACTTGGACGGCCATCAACAATAATGAATCCCCAAATTGGGCATTGATCACGACAATTTAAGGACTTGAAATGGCTACTTCATATACCACGCTACTAGGGTTTGCCCTCCCTGCTACGGGGGAGCTATCAGGGACTTGGGGCGATACGGTCAATAACTACATTTCAAACTATATTGACGCTGCTGTTGCCGGGGCGCAGACGGTTACGACCGACACGACGCTAACTAAAACGACCAACGCAAGTCTTGGATCTACATCATCTCAATATGCGATTATCATCGCGTCTCCAGCATCAGCCAACATCACTATCACGGCACCGGCAGCGAGCAAGATCTACACGATCATCAATACGTCAGGGACGTACACGGTCAAGATTTGCGGTGCTGGACCCACGACAGGTGTCACACTAGGTGTGAATGAAAAGGCTCAGGTTGCTTGGAACGGTTCGGACTTTATCAAGATCAGCAACACAGGCGGCGCAGCTTCGTTCACCAACGTCACTGTTACAGGCACAACCACTTTATCTGGCCTGACAGCTTCTACGGCACTGGCACTGGACGCCAGCAAGAACGTAGTGAGCGTGACCAACACGGGTACTGGGAACAATGTCTTGTCCGCGTCTCCTACGCTAACAGGAACAATTGCTGGTGCGAGCCTGTCGTTGAGTTCATTGACTTCTGGTCGCGTGACATATGCTGGTACATCTGGCCTACTCCAAGACTCTGCAAACCTGACGTTCGATGGTACGAATTTAGGTGTTGGTGGAAGTGGAGATCCGTTTGGCAGATTTTATGGGCGTAGTGTTGGGCTGACATCATCGTCAAGTGCGTTCTTTGAAATCAATGCTGCAACAGGTAGTTCTTCAGGTATTGACTTTGGAGTAAATGCTTCTCGTACCGCAGGAATTACCAGTAATACAACGGAAACCAACTTCACTACGCTGGGCGCAACTCCGTTGCTGTTCGGTATTAACGGCTCCGAACAAATGCGCCTGACCAGCACGGGGCTGGGTATTGGGACGAGTTCGCCGGGATACAAACTGGAGGTAACTGGAACTGCTGCAATTAGCGGGGCTGTCACTTTGTCCGGCGGTACAGCCAGTGGTGTTGCCTATCTCAACGGTTCCAAGGTCTTGACCACTGGGTCTGCGCTGACGTTTGATGGCGCTGGCACATTGGTTTCAGGGGCTGGTGGTACAGGAACAAACAATAGCGTATTGCGACTCAATGGAAGCGATGCTTCAAGTTACGGTTCGTATCTTCAGTTTCAACGTAACAGCGTAAATAAATGGACTATTGGCACCGACAGCGGCATCAATGGCGGGACAAGTGATGACCTAACAATATTTGGCACGGCATCACAACGATTTTATGCTTCATCTACCGAACAAATGCGCCTGACCAGCACGGGACTGGGTATTGGGACAAGTTCGCCTGCTTCTAAGCTGGACGTCACAGGTAATGCACGTTTTGCCGGGACTACAAACTCTGTAAAATTTTCAATTATTAATACTGGCGGTGAAACCACCATCGCAAGAGATGATTCAACAGGTTCTCAATTTGGAGTTGCATACGCTACAAACTTTTTTGCAACAGGTGCTTATCCGATGTTGTTCTGGACAAACGGCAACGAACGGATGCGTCTCGACTCCTCTGGCAACCTTGGTATTGGTGGGACAGCAAACAACTATGCGGGTTTTAAAACTCTGGCTGTAATTGGACCTGATGCTACACATTCAGGTATTGTCCGAGTCAGAACATCCGATGATGCCATTGGCATGAATATTTATGCCGATTCCACAGGCCCTTTGTTCAATACTACAAACAATCCGCTTCGTTTTTTGATTAGCGATACCGAACGGATGCGCCTCGACTCCTCCGGAAACCTTGGTCTGGGGGTTACGCCGAGTGCTTGGACAACTTCATCAACTGCTAAAGCATTTGAAATCGGCACGGTTGGTAATGCACTTTATGGATTTTCTGGGTCAAATATAAATTTGACATCAGGTGCTTATTACAACTCAGGATGGAAATATGCAGTTAGTTCTTTGCCTGTAAGTTACTACAACCAAAGCAACGGGGTTCACTCTTGGTACAACGCCCCCTCCGGCACAGCAGGTAATGCAATCACATTCACACAGGCAATGACGCTGGATGCCTCCGGCAACCTGCTGGTGGGGACTACAAGTTCATCGGGCGCAGGTGCAGGTATAGTTTTATCGTCTAGCGGCGTAGGTGCGTTTACCAGAAACAATGTCAACTATGTTAATTATATTAGCAATTTAACTACAAGTGGGAACGCAGGGTTTATTACTTTTCAATATGGAACAAGCCAAACTGAAATTGGCTCAATTTCAACAGCAACTGGCACCGTAACCTTATACAACACCACATCTGACCAAAGGTTAAAAGAAAATATTCAAGACGCTGAATCTGCGTCTGATTTGATTGATGCAATCCAAGTCCGACAGTTTGATTGGAAGTCAGATAACACTCATCAACGTTATGGCTTTGTTGCTCAAGAACTTGTTACGATAGCACCTGAAGCTGTATACCAACCCCAAGACGAAGATAAAATGATGGCTGTGGACTATTCCAAACTGGTCCCAATGTTAGTCAAAGAAATCCAATCCCTTCGTATCCGTATCGCCCAACTGGAGGCAAAATGATTCAAATTGATGGAAAAACAGTTGATTTGACAAAGCCCCAGACATGGGGAAATTCAATCCAAATTAAACCCAATGGTTTTATTCAACAGACCAAAAACGGCGTGACAACTATTGTTCAGCCTACACCACAACCTTTAAAGGAAGCAAAATGACTACTTTCACATGGACCGTATCCCAACTCGACTGCTACCCGCAAGCAGAAGGCCAGACGGACGTAGTGTTCACTGTTCACTGGACCTGCTCCGGCACAGACGGCACTTACAACGGCTCGGTCTACTCGACCTGCGCTGTTACCTATGTAGCTGGTACACCCTACACGCCGTTTGCTGATCTGACTCAAGACATTGTACTTGGCTGGATCTGGGCTGGCGGTGTAGATCAAGCATCTGCCGAAGCTGCTGTGCAGCAGCAGATCAACAATCAGATCAACCCACCTGTCGTTTCACCTCAACTTCCTTGGACTAACTAAATGGAAAACACCGAAATCACCCTCAAGCTGCCACTGGCTCAAGTCAACCTGATCATGGCTGCGCTGGGCAAAGCTCCGTACGAAGCGGTTGCTGATGTCGTTCAGTCGATCCGCGAGCAGGCGATCCCGCAGGTGCCCATGCCCAAAGTTGAAGAGCCACAGGTCTGAAGAAGTAATCTTGTTGTCGTACTCAAACGGCATACTCGGGGCGGGCACTTGCCCGCCTAACCCCGGAGATTCCCATGAAAGACTTGATCATTGATGCGATTGATGGTTCGGAGCCGATTGACGCGCTGAACGGTTTGTTTTCTGTTGCGTTTGCTGTCGCTGTTGAAAGCGGCATCAACGAGTTCACCCTATCATCGCTATTCTCTTCACACATCGAAGCCCAGTTTGAAGTTGCTGCCAACGCAGTTGCTGAAGCAGGTGACGCTGAAGACGAAGACGAAGACGAAGAAGACGACGAACAGACCGACAACTAAGGTCAGGCCCCGGTGCGACCCACCGGGGTGTTCAAATGCCTTCTTGCGCTGTATGTGCTGGCGAGTTTGCCAGAGAAGACCTGATTATTCATGGTCGCAAGGATTACTTTCTGTGCCGCCCCTGTAAAGCCGATGTAAACCGCCTTGATCGGTTTGGACTGTCCCCCACAGATTATGACTTTTTGTTGAAACTTCAGGGATATAATTGCGCTATCTGTCACAACCCCCTCAAACTCAAGCAGTACAAGTTTGCAGTAGACCACTGCCACGACTCTGATGATGTTCGTGGGATCTTGTGTAAACGATGTAACACAGCGCTAGGTAGCTTTGACGATGACCCGGATATGATTTTGAGAGCCGCAGAATACTTGAACAACCCGCCAGCCTTGGGTAGAGTCAAACGACATGATGGGCGCAAAAAAGTGTCGTTTCTACGAAGTGAGTACATAAGGATGCACGGAAATGGAAATAGCTGAACTTTTCCTAAAAGCATGGCCCGTGCTTCTTGGTCTGGTGACGCTCATCATTGTGCTGTCCAAGCTTGACTTGCGCGTGGCGGTGCTTGAGGAAAAAGTCAAGTCCGCATTCGAAATTATCAACAAGATGAAGGATAAGTAATGAGCGAAAAACTTGAAGCCAAGAGCCAGCTAATCGAAAAGACTGCCTTTGCCGTCTTGCCAATCCTTTTTACTTGTGTCGTCTACTTGATGTCTTCACTGGACAAACTCAGTCACGACGTAACGGTACTTAACGCAAAGATAAGTCTGGTTGTAACGTCCGACAACAAACAAGCCGCCAACTCCGGGGCTGAACTGGCGCGAGAAAAACTGCGACAGGATCTTGAGAAACAGATCCACGAGAACCGGGAACTGATTCACATTAACCGTGAGCGCATTGTAATTCTCGAAGAACGGATGGCGAGGAAATAATGGCTGACTTCAACCCCGCCTTTGAAAAAATGATCCACGACGAAGGTGGATACCAATTAACCGACATTTCTGGTGACCGGGGAGGACAGACGTATGCAGGAATCGCAAGAAAACCAAACCCCGACTGGGCAGGGTGGCAGTTCATCGACCGTAAAGACTTTGGGTCAGCTACGCCTTTGGTCCGTGAATTCTATAAATCTAATTTTTGGGATCGTGTCCGAGGTGACGAGCTTACGAACCAAGCTATTGCCGAGACAATCTTCAACTTCTCCGTCAACACCGGAGTCGGGGTCGCAGCCAAGCTCGCCCAACTCATCGTCGGCGTCACTCCAGACGGCGCAATCGGCGCAAAAACCGTCGAACGCTTAAACATCTGTACGCCAGAAAAGTTTCTCCCCGCATACGCCCTTGCCAAAATCAGCCGGTACGCGCAGATCTGTAACAAGGACCGAGGGCAATCTAAATTCCTTCTCGGCTGGATCAATCGTACCCTGCAAGGACTCAAGTAATGGATTTGATTGGAATAGGATCAATAATTGAAGGCGTGGGTAAGGTTGCCGGTGACCTCATTACCACCGATAAAGAGAAACTCCAGATGGCGCTCGAAGAGCGCAAACTCGATCTGGAGGAAAAGAAAATTGATCAAGCCACTGATTTGGCACAAGTGGATATCAATAAGATTGAAGCTGCGTCTACTAGCCTATTTGTCAGCGGTTGGCGTCCTGCTGTGGGTTGGGTTGGGGTGGTTGGCTTGGCTTATCAATTCCTTGGATACCCTTTGATGCAATGGCTGTGGGCTTTTGGTCAGGGGGTGGATATAATCCCAAAAGAACTGCACCCGCCGCCGGATCTTGACGTTGAGCAACTTATGACGTTGCTTGCCGGTTTGCTTGGGTTTGGCGGCATGAGGTCGTTTGAAAAGCACAAGGGTGTAGCGAGCAAATAATGGCCCTAACCAAAATTTTGTTCAAGCCCGGAGTGAACCGGGAAAACACGCGGTATACAACTGAAGGCGGTTGGTACGAGTGTGACAAAATTCGTTTTCGCCAAGGTAACCCTGAAGTTATTGGCGGTTGGCAGCAAATTTCTAACAATACGTTTGTTGGTACCTGCCGCTCAATGTGGAACTGGACAACACTTAACAACCTTAACTTATTAGCGTTAGGTACAAATCTAAAGTTTTACATTGAGAACGGGGGCGCGTATTACGACATTACCCCGATTCGCGCTACCACTACGCTAGGTACTAACCCATTTACAGCCAACGGCACTACGACCGTCACAGTTACCGCCCCATCTCACGGTGCAACTGTTGGGGATTACGTTACTTTTAGTGGTGCTACGGGTACGTACGCATCTACATTAAACGCTGAATACCGTATTACCGCAGTTTTAACTGCTAACTCCTATAGCATCACAACATCTTCCGCTTTAACTGCGGGCTCTTATGGTGGTTCGGCAGTATCCGCAGCGTACCAAATTAGTATCGGCCCTGAATACCAACAACCATTAAATGGTTGGGGCGCTGGTGGATGGGGTGCTGGTACGTGGGGTAATGGTAGCCCTAATCCCATAGCGCTTCGTATTTGGAGCCAAAACAATTTTGGTCAAGACCTTGTATTTGGACCTCGTATTGGGGCTATTTATTATTGGCAAGCAAGCAACGGATTAACTACTCGCGGGGTGTTATTAAATACTCTGGGCGGGACAGTGACTTTTACCGCCGCTTCCCCTGCGGTAGTTACGCTAACTAGTGTTTTATCAGAAGGCACTGCCGTTCAGTTTGCTGCGTCAGGGTCCCTACCCTCTGGCATTTCTGCGGGTACGACGTATTATTTATTTAACGTAAATGGGCTCACTGCTAACTTACTTACTACTGGTGGCGCACAAGTAAATACCGCAACGACAGGGTCTGGTGTATATATTTCGCTATTGGTAGACGTCCCAACGGTCCAAAACTATTTATTTGTGTCGGACACAAGCCGGTTTGTGTTTGCGTTCGGTTGCAATGATTACGGGTCGGCTACGCAAAACCCAATGCTAGTGCGGTGGTCAGATCAAAACAACGTACTAGAATGGACCCCAGATGCCACAAACCAAGCCGGTAGCGTGCAGCTATCTCACGGATCACAAATTATTACTGCGGTCCAGACTCGACAAGAAATTGTAGTTTTTACAGACTCCACAGTATATTCGTTCCAATATCTTGGGCCTCCGGTTGTCTGGGGTACTCAATTATTGGGCGATAACATATCCATCTTAAGCCAGAACTCAGCAATAATTGCCTCTGGTGTTATTTATTGGATGGGCGTAGATAAGTTCTACATGTATGACGGGCGCGTGCAAACACTTAGTTGCGACCTACGGCGGTTTATATTTTCGGATATTAACTTGGGGCAAGGGCAACAAGTATTTGCGGGTACCAGCGAAGGCTTTAACGAAGTCTGGTGGTTTTACTGTTCCGCCGACTCCAACACAATTAATAGGTATGTGATATACAACTACTTAGAAAAAGTTTGGTACTACGGCACGATGGCACGTACTGCTTGGAATGATTCTGGATTGCGAACCTACCCACAAGCAGCTACTTATTCACAAAATATTGTGAATCACGAATTTGGAATAAATGACAATACAACAAATACTACAGCGCCCATAAACGCCTACATATCATCGTCTGAGTTTGACATTGGTGACGGGCATAATTTTGGTTATGTTTGGCGCGTACTGCCCGATCTGACGTTTGATAATTCAACCAATTCGGACACAGGGGCTGCCCCACAAGTAACTATGTCCTTGTACCCTATGGCTAACTCTGGCTCAGGTGCAGGGGATCCCGGTGTTGACTACGTTAATAAAATAGCCGCCTACAATATTACTGAAGAATTTACTGGGATTGTGTACACCCGAGTACGGGGCCGACAGCTAATTTTAAAGGTTGGATCTAATCAAATTAATACTACTTGGCAGCTAGGCGCACCACGAATTGATATTCGTCAGGATGGTAGAAGATGACTTATGTTGTCACAACAGATAGCGCCTTTGAAAAAGTTGCTTCACCTAATCTTCCATTAGCGCCAGACCAATGGGGTCGGCAGTACCAAGATCAATTTAGCAATATATTGCGTTTGTATTTTAACCGACTAGATAAATTTTTAGGTCAGCTAAACGCTAGTGCTCCTGTGCTTGTTGCCGATTTGCCGAGTGCATCTGTTGTTGGAGCAGGATCAAGATTGTTTGTAACTGATTCTTCTGTGTCTACATTTGGATCTACGGTGGCCGGTGGAGGGTCAACTAAAGTGCCTGTGTATTCAGATGGCACAAATTGGAAAGTAGGTTAATTATGAGGGCTTATGACGAGTTGTTTAACGGTGAAATGACCGAAGATGATGGTCTTCTGTCTGCAAGGCAGGAAGCCGCAGCCGCGCAACAAAAACGTAATCAGGAAGCTACCGCCGCAAAAGAAGCCGCTTTAAAGCCCTTGCTAGCGGAACTTGGTGGAGATAACCCCCGAGCTAGAGCCATTGCTGAAGGTCTTCAAAAGCAAGGCATTAACAGTACAAAAGACATTGGCGTAAGGAAAGTTACTGTCCCCGGTGCAGTTTCAGGGTCGGACGAATCGTTCTATCAGGCTCCAGACACGATTGAAAACGCATACTTTAACAAAGCTACTGGCGAGGACATTGACCCTAATCGTGTTGGCATCATTCAAAACGGCACGGGGGGACTCAAGGGCGGCGACATCTTTTTTCATTTAAACGCTGACGACAATGGCAACGTTAGTTTTCAACCGCAGTGGAGTCCACGCGCTCACGGGTTTCTAAGAGATAACCCAATCGGCCAAGCCATTATGGCTCTTGGGGCGCTTATTCCATCCCCAATCCAGCCTTTTGTTATGGCTGCCAAAGGGGCGGACACCTTAGCCCACGCTAGTACTCCTCTTGGTTATTTAAGTGGTTTGGCTAGTTTGGCGGGCGCTGGGCTTACTGGCGCTGGACTTATAGGTGGTCCAGATATTGTTGGGTCTGATTGGGCTGCGGGTGCCCCAACTACAGGTTTTGGAAATGCCACACTCCCTATAGATGTTACGGCTGGATCTTATTTATCCACGTTAAAAGACGTTGCTAATGGGCTAAAGAACGCCGTTACTGGCGCAAATGTAGTTAACGCAGTTGATAAAGGGAATTTAACGGGGGCGGTAAATGCTCTCACTTCCAACTCTAATCTTGCTGGGGGCCTTGGTAGTACTCCTATTGGTGGTACTGGGTTTAATCTTGGAGATGTTGGCACTGCTGCATCGTTAGCATCAAACTTAGCTTCTGGGAACCCCAACATTGGTGCTGCGCTTGGCTCGGCGGGGTCGTTAGCAGGTAACCAAGATTTAAGCACGCTCGGCAAAGCGGTTTCACTCGGCCAAGGTATTATGTCGGGCAACCCGATTAGCGCACTTAACTCAATGGTTGGCTTGGGTAAGTTGGGCAGTACTGGGTTTGATTCGACTACTGCGCCAATTGATGACCGGTCAACCTCAGATACTCAGTTCGACACTAGTGCTTTTAATTCAAGCTTTCAGCAACCGGTTAGCCCGGACTTATCTTCAGTAAACGTTTCGGGAACTAATACGGACTTAGGCGCAGTAAATGCGGTAGGAGGAAACAACATGGATGATTACGAAATAGAGCAGTACCTACAGAGCATACCTAGTGGGTACTCTGATATTGGCCTTGGCGGGTATGATTTTAACAGCTCAGACCTAAGTAACTACATTAGTAGTTTAGATCTTGGAGGGCTCGGCTCAAAGGGTGGGGTTACGCTACCTAATGCAGACGGCACTATGCCGGAAGGTGCATTTACATCCGCAGACCAAGAGCGACTAAATGAAATCGTCGCCCAACAATATGCTGAACAGCAGCCTCCACCAGCAGCAGAGACAAGCGCGGTATCTCCCCCCTCAGTAATTTCAGAGGTAGACCCAGTTAAATACCTTCAAGATATACCTAGTGGGTATTCTGATATTGATCTTACTCCGTCTTCCGGACTTGATTCCTCGTTGGGGGATACTCCTGACAGACCCACTGGGGTTGGGCCACTTGCTGTTTGGAGCCCTACGACTGGAATGTGGGAAGAAAGGGATGATGCTGGTAACGTCCTTAAATATACTCGAAGCGGCACTTTGCTCACTGACCGAGGGACTGGTCCGGGGTTTGATGCTAGCGGAAAACCAATTGCGGGAACCCCCCAAAAATTAACTACTCCAACCAAAGCCACAGCCCCAGCTAAAACAGCAACTACACCCGCCAAAACTGCTGCTGGTGCTCCGTCTAATCAGCCACAGGGAACTGGTTTAGGGTCGCTTCTTCCGTTGTTGTTAATGATGTACGCAGCTAACCAAAGTAAAGGTAGTAGTGCTCCCGCTTCTTCGGCCACTATCCCAGCTTTGACGGCAACGCAAACACAAACGCCTTATACTTCGCAAACACAATCCCCTACATATCGTCCGGGTCAGGGTGGAATTAGTTACTTTAATCCTGTACAGTACACACCTAAGATGGCTGCTGGTGGTATTGCTGGGCTTGGTGCAGCAAGTGGGCGGTTTTTAAAAGGCGCGGGGGATGGCGTATCTGACTCAATCCCAGCTACAATTGGATCTAACCAACCAGCTAGATTAGCTCGTGGGGAGTTTGTCGTAGACGCTCGAACTGTATCGGAGTTAGGCAATGGATCTAGCGAAGCTGGTGCGGATAAACTGCTCAAAATGATGGAGCGCGTACACCAAGCCCGTAAAAAAGCAGGTCGTGGTCAAGACTCCCACGCCGACCGGCACATGCCAGCGTAAGGATTATCATGACTACAGATGTTGCAGCTACTGGCGGAACGGCGGGTTCATCACTCCCAGCAGTGGGAGGAACTTCTACGCAAGGGTTGGCTCCTTGGGCTGCGGGGTACATCACCGACTACCTTAGTAAAGCGCAAGCTTTATCAAACACACCATACCAGACATACCAAGGCCCGCTAACGGCGGGCGCGTCAGACCTACAGACTAAAGCGTTCCAAGGTATTGGCAATCTAAGTGTTCCAAATAATGGGATGTACACCCCAGTCGGCGGTACGTTTACTTCTTCTGGGGCGTATCAGCCCCCCGGTGTTAGTGGTTTTGGTGCAGGGCCAACGGATGCAAACTCCCCCGTAGCTACAGATGCTGGGCAGAGTCCTGTTCAGCAGTACATGAATCCGTATTTGCAGTCGGTCCTTGATCCCCAACTAAATGCGCTTCGCCGACAGAATCAAATTAGCCAGAACGCACTCGGTGCTCAATACGCTGGCTCGGGTGCTTTTGGTGGCGGTCGGCAGGCAATTGGTCAGGCTCAGTCCAACGCGGACTTGATGCGTAATTTAAACCAGACAGTTGGTCAGGGGTACGCAAATGCCTTTGACGCAGCGCAGCAGCAGTTCAATACTGAACAAGCACGTAAGATTCAAGAAGCTCAGTTTGGGGCTAACTTTGGTTTGCAAGGGCTTGAAGCTAAACGGGGGTTGTTGGGCCAAATGGCTGGTCTGGGTGAAGCTCAGCGTGGTATTACCTCTGAAGGGATTGCTGCGGACAAAGCTGAGTTTGAAAAGCAGCGCGAATACCCATTCAAACAGGTGCAGTTCCAACAGAGCGCTTTGTCTGGACTGCCAACGTCTTCAGTCAGTAATACTCCAGCCCAACTAAGTGGGATTGCCCAACTACTCGCTTCCTTGGGTGGTGTTGATAAGCTACTGGGTGTAACTGGGCAGGGTAGTTTGGCGGATATATTTAAGTCGTCAGGGCTTGGTAATTTGTTTAGTGGCTTGTTTAGTTCTGGGACTACTCCTAGCCCAACAGGTACTGGGGCTGGTACTGGAACCGGGGGTAGCTAATGAATCTAATTCAAGTCCAAGACGATCTTCGTCAACTCCCTAATACTCCTCAGACTCTTCAACTGTTGGCGCAGTATGCCAACGGTATGAACCCAACTGTGCCACCCTACGTGGCATTAGGGGAACTGCAATCTCGCAACAAGCGGATGCAACAGCTAGCGCAGCAACAGCAAGCTGGTCAACAACCCCAAGGCACAGTTAACGATCAAGTTCAGCAGCAAGCGATGGCTATGGCTGCACCACAACAAGCTCAACCACAGCCTCAGCCCCAGCAGGCTGGTATAGCTGGCCTCCCTGTCCAAGACAACGTGACTAAGTTTGGCTCGGGTGGGATCATTGCTTTTAAAGAGGCTGGTGCAGTAAACGACGCTGTTGATGACGAAGATGACAGCGATGATGAAGCCACTACTGGGGAATACTTAAAGCCATCCAGAGAAGTACTTGCAAAACTAGAGGCGCAGGCGGAGAACCTTAGAAGACAAACAGCGCCTAGTCCGGGTAAAAGTCCGGAAGTAGCCCGTGCTCTCTTGGCTGCAAAAAACCCCGCTTTGTTTGGATCGTTGGTTAAGCCAATCGGTGGAGATGTTGAAGCTAGGTTAACTGAACTACAGCGAGCGCAAGCAGCCGAGTACGCTAAACAACGCGAAGAAGCCCAAAAGTCCAAACCTAGTTTGTTCCAACAGTTGGGTGAGGCCGCGATTGGTAGTCGTGGGCAGTATGGACGTAGTGCGTTAGCCAGTATCCTTGGGGGCTACTCAAGTATAGCTAACAAACAAGAGCAGCAGGCACTTGAGCAAGAGCAAGGCTTGCGCATGAAAGAGCTTGGGCTACAGCAAGCTAAGTCTGAAGTACTTAACAAACTCGACGAAGCCCGACGCGCTCACGCTGAAGGTCGCTTTGACGATGAGCAGAAGTACCACGTCGAAGCCGCCAAGATTGCTAACACCTACAACACGACCGTTGCTAACCTACTCGGCAAATCAATTGCCGCCGCTGCTAGTGTTGCTGGTAGAGAAGGCGCGGCAGATACTGCGGCTAGGGCTAAGATTGCAGCGGCTAGGATTGCTGCAAGCAAAATCCCACGTACAACTGACGCACAAGATCAAGTCGCAGCGTTGATGGCTGACATCAAAGCAAAGAACCCCAATATGTCTGACGTTGAAGCCAAAGCCGAGGCTATCCGTCAACTTAAAATTGGGCTGGCCTCTTCGGGTATTAGCGCTGGGGTTAAAGCAACTAGCGATGCAGTTGAAGCGCTTGGTAAGTTTGCGCTCCTTAACCAGAAAAAATGGAAAGAGTATTCGGCTAAGTTTGCAAACGAAGATGAAGCCAAGAAAGCTTACATTGCCGACTACAAACGCGATGCGTTACCTCCAGAACTACTCCCTTCTACGTTCCCCAGTAGACCTACTGCTCCTGCCGCCCCTGCTCCTGCTGCTACATCAACCCCTCCTGTTAGTGCGCTAAAATCGGGCGTGGATACTCAATTTGCAAATGGACAAATTTGGACACTCGGTGACGACGGTAAACCTAAACGTGTGAAGTAATATGGCTCTCGATGATTGGTCTGTAGTTTCCGAAACTCCTAGCACTTCAACTACGCCAACATCCACTGGGTGGGAAGTAGTTTCCGAAACCCCCAAGAAAGCCGCCGCTCCTACCCCTGCGCCTAAACCCGTAGCTGCTCCTGCCCCTCAAGCAACGGGACAAGTTCCGTATGCAAACAGACTTCAGGCGTTAGACGACGCAGTAAATATGCTGGAGGAGAATGCTCCTCAGCAGGGAGTCCGAGATGCGTTTGCCAAAATAGGCATATCGTGGCCCGATATCATTAAGCACGGCCAGTCTCGTGGTAGTGAATATTTCAAGCAGCAAGCTGTACCTGCGGGTATCAAACCCCCTGCTCAGCCCATAACCGGTGAAATTACACCGGCTGAAAAGACGTATACCGAAGGTGTAGTTAACGTAGGTAAACGCGCCAAAGCTGGTTTGCGTGAAGCTATCGCTAATCCTTTGTTCCAAGCTGGAGCACTTAAACCTGACCAAGCTGCCAGAGTATTGGCCCAATCTGCACGGGACCGCGCTGCGGCTGCGCCTTCCGAAGACATCCAAGAAGGCATGATGAAGATTGGTAGCGCCGAGACTTTTGGCGATGCTGCATATCAATTAGCTGCAAACCCCCGAGCTACTTTTACGATGCTTGTGGATTCGTTAGCGGTCTCACTGCCGATGATGGCTCCCGCCCTAGCACTTGGCCCCGCTGGTGCCGTAGCTAGAGGTGCTACTGCTGGTATAGGTTCTGGGGGCCTTGAGTATGGATCGGCTATGGCCGACGTGCTCCAAGAAAAAAAGGTGAACTTACTAGACCCTGTTGCTATAGAGAAGGCACTACGCGACCCCAAAATAATGGCCGAAATAAAGGAAGTAGGGGCCAAACGTGGGTTGATTGTTGGTGGGTTTGATGCACTTACGGCTGGACTGGCTGGGCGTTTTATGCGCCCCGCGAAAGAGCTAATTAGAGCTGGGCAATTAACTGGATCCGCTGCGCGTAATGCGACGGTGTCGGCTTGGGCTAAAGAGCTGGGTGTACAAATAGCTGGTGGTGCCGGTGGTGAAGCTGCGGGTCAAGTAGCTACAAAAGGAACAATTAATAAGCCAGCAGATGTTTTGCTGGAAGGGCTTGCTGAAGGGATAAGTTCTCCACTAGAAGTTAGGGCTGCATTGCGCGAAGCTAAAGAACTTCAAGCTGGGCGAGTGCCGGGGATTACACCACCTGCTGCCCCTACCAAACCTACTGAACCCACAATCGGTGAAGGATGGGAAACAATTGTCCCCGCTGGGCGTAAAGAGCCTGTGTTCAGGGAAGAGGGTGCGCCATCGCCCCCTCCGCCACCAGCACCTAAGAGGGACATTGAAGCGGAAGTCGCTCGGCTAAACAAAATGGGCTTTCCAATGTCGGAAGCTCGTCGCATTGCCGAGTTGGTTGGTAGAACTCCTGAGAATGCACTGCCTCCGGTAGATACATGGCCCGATGCTGCGGTGCGTGCTACGTTGGAGTTCCAGTTAAACAAACCGGAAGAAGAGCGCAACGAAGAGCTGGTCAACCTACTGCAAGCAGAAGCCGCCAAGCGGGGCCCAATCTCTGAAGCCCAAAAGCGGGTTGCTGATGTTGCTGATGAGTTCATTGCTGCCGGTGTGCCACCACTCGAAGCTCGTCAACGGGCAGAAACGCAGATCAAAGAACAGGACGAAGCCGACGCGCTCGCGGAAGCGGAAGCCCCTAAAGGAGAACAACGTGATACAGGAACTGTCGTTACCTCAAGTGGAGAAGGCGCTGGCGTGGCTGGCGTCTCCGATACAGGAGTCCCCCCCGGAGGACCTAGTGAAACTGAGCCAAGCGGAGTGGTACCTACTTCAGAAGATGTTGGACAGCCTCCTGCTGGAGAAGTCACACAACCCGCTCCACTAGAAGACGCTCCGACTGAAGAAACAGTAACGGAAAAAGCCCCGGCTGAAGAAGCCCCCGCTACAACTGAAGCTCCTTTTACGTTTTTTAAATCTTTGCTAGGGGCAGATGGAAATGTAACGTCATACAAACCAACTAAAGATGAACCGTGGCGGTTTACTAAACAAGCCGTTGGGCAAATAGTTACATTTAAAGATAGTGGAACCGGCAAAACTCACACCGGTACTATTACTGAAATAGAGCAGCTTAGGCTTCCCGGTGCAAGAGGGACAACGGAACTACTAAAAATAACTGATAGTGACCCCGCGTCTGCCCAAGATAATGACGGTAATCCTGTACCCGAACAATGGACTTTGGGTAACGATGAAATCCTAGATGTAAAAGAAGCTCCCAAAAAACGGGGTCGGCCAGCACTGACTGCGGAACAGAAAGCGGAACGGGCTGCGGCTCAACAACCTGCGGGCAAACGTGGGCGCAAGCCGCTGACTGAAGAAGAGAAAGCGGAAAAGAAAAAACAAAACGCCCCTGAACGGGCTACGCTTGCTCAAATAGTTCGTGCTGTTCAGAAACTGACTGAGCGGGTAAAGAACGCGCTTACTCCCGTAAATGAAGATGCGTTTGAGACCGACGAAGAAGTAGCTCAGGCTGAGGAAGATAAACGGGTAGAAAGAAAAGACGTTATCCGTGAGCTGCTGAAGTTCGATGCCAACCCAATCGTTCGTGGCCGACCAATCCACAAGCGGATTAAAGACCTGCTCAACAGCCCCGGCATTACTGAGCAGGAGAAGGCTGACATTAAGAAGGGGATGGAGCTTGTCAGCAAAGTAAACCTGCGGGAAGAAACGCTGCCAGCGGCGGGTAAAGCCGCTTCGGACCCAGTAGATTCGGCGTTCAGTAAATTTACTACTGGGTTAGCGGCTATCTACCACATAATTAAAAACGGTAACCCAATTCAAAAAGCTATTGCTAACCGTCTGCGCAACTCGGTCAACAACATAAAATTTGTTGTAATTGAAAAGGGAGATGAACTACCCCCGCAGTTAAAAACCCGTAAGAACGCAGAGCAATGGGAACGTTCCCGTGCGCTTTATATCGAGAACTACAAAACTAGAACGCGCACTATCTATGTCCGGGGTGCTTCTTTTGGTGAGTCTCAAGGCGCTAACAACACTACGGTGTTACATGAGCTGCTGCACGGGGCTACCAATTACAAGATTGCTCTAGCTAAGGAATATATTGACAAAGGTATCCACCTTGAATCTAGGCTAGTCAAGTCGTTTGAGCGCTTGATTGAGATCATGAACTTCGCTGGGTACAAGTTCAATGAACTGTCAGCGGCTAAGAAGTTACCCAAAGAAATATCCGCCCTTGCCAACTACGGGGAAATCTTTGATGATCCTCGGGAGTTCGTTGCTTACGGAATGACCGATGAGCGTATGCAGCAATTCTTGCAAGCTACTGAAGGGTTTGACGAGGACACATACCTATTCCCTAAGTTTGTGCAAGTCATCCGTGGCTTCTTTGGGTTTAAAGAATCCGAAGTCAACGCTCTGTCCGACCTCATGCTCGCAGTCCATAACCTTATGGAAGCACCGGAGGAAGCTACTCCGCTGGAAGATACAAGTACGCAAGTATCCGCCCAAGCCAAGCGAAGTGCTGAGGAGATTGATGACGCGGTTAAGAAAGCGCAAACTACAGTAGAGCAATCACGTGCTGGGGAAGAAGCTCGTGGGGTAAAGCTGATGCAGCTTGCCCGCGACCCCAAACAAATGCTTGAAATCTTCCCAGCTATGTGGGAAGGGGCAAAGAACGCTCAGCGCGAAGTAATGGCTCGCCTGCCTACGTTTGACTTCTTGGCTAAGTGGATGGGTAAAGACGTACCCATGCTTAACGATATGCACAAGAATCTCCAGAACATGACGGGTATGTCTACCAAGTTCTTGGAAGGGGCGGAGCAGATAATTAGTGCATTGCAAAAAACATTCAACGCCGAGCCAGATCAGCGGAGAAAAGTTGAAGATCTAGTTCTGCAAACTACGCTTGCTCGTATTGATCCGTCAATTGTTGCAGCACAAGAACGCTCACCCACACTTGATGCAGCTTATAGGGCACTAAGCCCCGCTGGTAAAGAAGCATACAAGCTGCTGCGTGAGTACTACGAACGGGTGCATGACCTGTACCGCCTGCTGCTCGATGACCAGATTAGTAACCTAGAAGGTATAAGCGACGAAGCAAAAGCCAAACTGATGGCTACGATCCGACTCGCTTACGAAGGTGAAGGATCGATTAGACCTTTCTTCCCGTTGGTTCGTCGCGGGAACTTCTGGGTGGCTACTGGTTCTGGACCCAGTCGGCAATTCTTTATGTTTGAGTCACGCCGGGAGCGTAATAAGTTTGCCGGTCAATTGCGTGCAGTAAATGCAAACCGTGAAGTCAGGGTCGGCGACGATGTAAATACGTTGCGTACCGCTTCGCGTGATGCAAGCAACATGCTCAAAGAACTTTTTGACGCAATCGATAAGCAGGACTTGACCGAGTCCGACGTTAAGGAAGGGTTGAAGGACGCTGTATATCAGATCTATTTGCAGACGATGCCCGAGCAGACGTTCCGCAAGATGTTTGTGCATCGTAAAGGGATTGCTGGTTTCAGTACCGACTTGGTCAGGAACACGGCTACTACTGCATCAAAGATGGCGACCCAACTGTCTCGCCTAAAATACGCTCCAATCCTGCGCAACAATCTGACTGCGGCTAGGTCTTTACTGGCAGATCGCCCAGAGCTAACCCCTATTGTGCGTGAAGCCCAACGTAGAGTTGAGTCAGCGTTGTCCGGACGAGATGCTGGAATTAGTGATGCTATAGCTGGTGCAGCTAATAAGCTCTCATACCTTTGGTATCTGTCTAGTGCATCGTCGGCGTTGATACAGCCGTTTAGCCCAATCATTTCCGGTATACCCGTACTTGGCGCTAATCACGGGAACGTTACTGGGGCGGCTGTAGAAATTGGTCGTATGATGACGTTCATCAACCAGTACGGGATTACCCGACGTAATCTTGACGGTACTCTTTCTTACGCTGCACCAAGCCTAGCAAACAACGAAAAGCTCCCAGACGAAGAAAGAGAAGCAGTTCGTCAGATGGCTGAGCGAGGGGTGCAAGATTCTACGTACTCCTCGCTAGTCTGGGGCTACGCCCGTACACCTAGTGCCAACTTAAACAGTGTAGTCGGTAAAGGTAAAGAAGCTGCCAACTTGCTGGTCGGCGGGTTGATGCACCACACGGAGCGGTTATCGCGGGAGGCTTTATATCTCGCCTCTTACCGACTGGGTCGGCAACGTGGGCTTACTAACGACGAAGCAATTGACCAAGCGGTCTCGGACGTAAACGAAGCACTTGGTGACTACAACATTGAGAACCGCCCACGCTGGATGCAGAAGGGGCTGGGGAAGATTGCCTTCCAGTTCAAAATGTACCCGTTGCAAATGGCTCTGCTTGCGCTTACCAGTCTGAAAAAAATGCTTCCGCTTCTAAACAAAGAAGGTAAAAAAGAGGCTGCAACCAAATTCTTCGGGCTTATGGGCTCGTCGCTCATGCTGGCCGGTGCATCCAACATGCTCTTCTTTAGTCCCATCATGGGATTACTCGGTTGGGCGTGGAAGCAGATGGGCGATGACGATGACTTGCCTGATGAACTAAAGGATAAAGACTTTGAAACTTGGTTCCGCACCGTGTTCTTGCCCGATACGTTTGGGCACATAAGTATTGGTAACGTCACCTTGGCCGACATCATTGACCGAGGACCGCTTAACGCTATTTCTGGTTGGGACATTGCCTCACGTATTGGGCTTAATGATTTGTGGGGCCGGGATTCCAAAGACATGAAGACAGCACGGGAGAGCTTTACTGCTTTTGTGATTGATAACTTTGGGGGTCCAACAGCTAGCTTAGGGTTGTCAATGATTGATGCGTACGAAGCGTATGCCTTGGGTGACTACCAAAAGGCGATTGAAAAAGCTACCCCATCCGTTGTGCGCAATATTGTGGTGGCTAACAAATACGCCGAAGAAGGTGTAGAAAGCTCACGTGGGTCTGAACTTGTTTCCAAGGAAGCGCTGACTAAAGGTGAGTTGTTTGGTCAGGCAATTGGGTTCCGCCCTGATCGTGTTGCTGCTGCGCAAACAAGTGCGTTTAAGTTAATGGGTGTAGAGCAGCGGGTCACAAATGAACGTGCTACCTTGCTCAAGCGCTTAAACATTGAGCACAAGAATGCGGAAAAGACCGACAACTACGACCGATTTGATGCTTTGATCGCCGACGAACTTCCCAAGTTCAACGGCAAGAACCCCGAGAACGCTATTGATGCAGATGACATTTACAACTCAATCCTTAAACGGGCTGAGCTGCGGGGGTCTGAGCGTGCCGGAGTTGCTCTTACCGAGAAGAACGCTAGGGTTATGCGTGACTCGGTTGAGAATATGAAAAAGATGCTTGAACGCGGCGAATAAAAAAACTCCCGGTCCAGCCGGGAGTTGAAGGTGGCACACCCCACCGAGGAGAGCACACAAGCACCGAAAAACCAATCATACCACGCGCCAGACCCGCAGTCCTTTAACACCCTCGTTAATAACTAATTTAGTTATTACATCTATTTTGTAGGGCTTAAAGTGCGCCTCAATTAAAGCGCGTGCGGCGGCGTGGTTGATACACGGTACAAAAAAGGATGTTCCGGGCCTAAACTTAGCCCAGTTAATCCTGTACAGAACTGTTTCTATCTCCATGCTCGGCTTTTACGAAGTCGTCCATACGAAGATACTCATCCTTAGTCGTATCTAGCTCAATAGCCCGAACCGCTGGAGCTACAATTCGCATCCCTTTTGATAGCCGTTTGTTGGCTATAGCGGTCAAAACCCCCTTCTTGGTAAGCTGGTCTACAAAATCCCGGTAGCCAATCTGCCGCATAGCGCAGTACTTCCTGAACGCCTGTACACTCACGTACATCTTTTTGGTGTCGGGCTCGTAGCGAATGTGTAGCTCGCCCCTCGGTTCAAGGATTGGCGCTGCTTCCATACTAGTACGGGCGTCTATGTCACCGTTAACCACCACCACATTATTGATGTGAGAGTTTACAAACTCACCAAGTACAGCGGTCATTTCTGGTGGGGGTGCCGCGATGTTCTCGCGCATACGCTTGAGCATTTCAATCAGCCACTTATACACGGCCTTCATATCGTAGTCGTGTAAGCCTAGCGCCTTGGAGATTAAACCGCCGGTGATGTTAGCCGCCGCCGTTGCCGACCAGAATCTTTCACGACTAGTGAACTGTACGTCCCTGTCAATCCGAGCCTGTATCTCACGGAGGGTACGGATGGCTTCTTCCTTGTTCTTGACCAACCACGTAGCATAGATATCCCCAGCGTGTCCGTAGTTTTCCATCAACTGATGGTCAAACATTTCTTTGCCCTCGGCAGTGCCGATTATGCTGTTTGGGCTGATGTGATACTCAAGTAAGCGCATCGACTCACCGTCGGGGGAATCCTTAGCGATACCCATCTTCTCGTAGAAGCTAGCGTTTGATGAACACAGGGTGATGCCCTGCCAACTAGTCAGGTTGACTCGTTGCTCGTTAACTTGGGACTTCATCTTATTCTTGCCGCGCCCTTGGCTGATGCTGTATGCCAAGTCAGAAAACTCCATCGGCGAGGTATTCGTAATCTCGTCAAGCGTATTGGCAAAGTTGTTAAGCACGCCGAGCCGGTGGATCTTGGCGTTAAACGTATCTTTAAATATAGAAGTCAGATCCTGCGGGTGCCCAATCACGCTGTTACACATATATAGAACTGTGGTTTTACCCGTACCCGACACAGGGTGGATCAAGTTAATGATCGCGCCCTTCATCCCGGTGAACTTCAACAACGGTGACCCAAATGCAGTTATCGCACCGAACGCTTGCCCCTCAAGCCCCGGTTTGTTGTACATGTTGAATACTTCTTTCCACTTCTCAAGCGACCCAGTCGGCACCATCATCTCCGCCACATCTCGGGTTACCGTGGATGGGGGACTGTAGAACGTACCTTCAATAGTAATTTCACGATCACCAAGAATGATCTTCGTATCGTTTTCGGCCCAACCAAATTGTGTTCTCATCGTTTCCGCCTTATCAGTTACTTGTAAATTCTTAACGTACGTAATTAAGTACGCCATCAGTGCCTTCATCTGTGCATCACCAGCCGCCACCCCGTGTTTGGCTAGCTCTTCCCTCAGTCGCTCCTTCACTACTATGGAAGCTAAAGGAATAGGAAACTCCTTCACCCCGTCGCGTGGTAGGTGCAACCTTATTAGTGCGACTTCTCCCAAATTGGGATCTCTCATCCGCTTTACTACGTAAAGGAAGTTCTCGTAGACCAACCTTGGTCCTTCCTCATCGTCAGAGGGGACGTTGTAATAAAGTGCTCCGTTCTTAGCTCGAAAGTATGGTTCTGGTAGATTCTTTGGGTATGTGCTGACATCTTCATCAACTTCCTCAGCAGCATCGCCATCATCAAAGTCCTCAGCCTTAGCTATCTCAGCCCCAAGCATGATTGGGGATTTGAACTTGCCTCTGTGCTGACAACCATCACAACCACCGGGGTTCTCGTTCTCAAACGTTGAGCAATGGTGCGGTCCGCCAATATCTTCTGCCTTTTCTTCCGTCTCCCCCGGATGGTAACTAGGGTGCTTGGAAGACATCTTGTGGATAGCAGACTCTCGGTCAACGCAATGAGTAGCAATCGACAGGGCAGACCGCCACAAATTGTACCCAATGCTATCTTGGTTCTGGTAACAGTAAAGTAATTGGTTACACCCATCCCCAGTAGCCGACTTCACCATGATGGTTTTGAACCGCTTGACACGGTTTTCCATCATCGACTCCATCAAAGGACTTAGCCGACGCGGTACGTAAGCGCGTTCTTCATTAGGCTCGGGGGCGTTAATTAACGCTTTCCATGTATCGTACGGTGTTACATCGTGTTCCTCAATCAGCACCTCAACAGGTGCTTGTTGGTTGTTTTTAAAGTTGTATGTGCCGGGGATACGGAGTACACGTGACGCTTCAAATACTGAAGTGTCCACAATCAAACAAGCTTCTAACGCAAGGTCACGTAGCCTATGGGCTACAGCTTCCCACTCATTCCGCTTAACTACCTTGTCTAGCGGCCAATAAAAATGAAGCCCGTACCCCGAGTTGACCACGATGGGCCGAGGTAAGGAATATTTCTTAATGAACGCTTTGACTGCTTTGAACCCAGTCGGTTGGTCAATATAGCCCCTAATCTTGCCGTCTTTGTCTGGCTCGGCTTTATCCGCACCGCAATCTATGTCCATCCATATCGACTTAAAGTAAAGCGCGTTGGACTGCCTGCGGTTATCGGCCTCACCGTACTTGGCGCAGCCAAAGTAGGCATCAAAGTTGTTATCAACTAGCCATTTGATGTTCTCGTCAAACTCTGTGCGGGATGTAAAAAACTTTTGACTTATGTATCTTCCGTTTCCCCAAGCGCAGTACCGACCTTCGGGGGGCAGTACGGCATCGAGCAAGTTAAAACTTGTCATATCTTCAGATGGGGAGAGAGAAGAAGCGGGGCGCAAACCCCGCCACCCGGATTACTACGTACGCTTGCTTAGCTGTTCGATGAACAGGAGTATCTGTTCTTTGAGCGAAGCCTTGGGTTTATGTACCCCCCAGAACCAGTTGTAAACTGTACTTCGGGATACGGCAAACTTTTTTGCTACGTCATTAACAGGAACACCGTGTTCAATGCACAGACGCCCAAGCATTATGCCAACGGAGTCGGATCCCGCCTTGTTACAGGCATCGGCTAGTCGTTGGCTGTATCCGTAACTCATACTTAGTCCTCATCGCTCCACGCGCTGATGACATCAGCTAACTTCTTTTTCTCGACTGGTGCTTCCTCAGTCTTCTTAGAAGCTCGCTTGACTGGCTCATCAATCTCCGCAGCTTTCGGTGCGGCTAACGTAGCTGGTTTCTTAACAACGCCGTCGGCTTGGGAGGGCGTCATGATGACAAGCGACTTAGTTTTTTCAGTATTGGCAACCTTCTGAACAACTTCATATTCAGGGCGGTTGATATACCGAGTAGGGCTAAACAGTACCGACTGGTTATCGTTGTTCTCGTTAAAAGAAACCTGACTAACCATGAAGTCGATGCTTTTGCCGTTGCTGCTAAGGTACTTGGTGTAGTTCTCAAAGGTGTATGTCCCATCACCACCGTCGCCAAACAGCGACTTGGAAGCTAGGTTCAGTTGGTACACCTCACCCTCAAGATTAGTACCAAAGTCCTGTTCAAGCAACACCGCGATACGACGGGAGTACCGGCAAGCCTTTGAGTTGCCCTGACCCGAACCCTTGATGTTGTTGGGGCAGTCATCGCAGTTCGCCGACTGGGGATTTTCTGCCTTGGCATCAGGGGCCTTGCCATCGTTTGAGAAGCAATCCGGTGATGTCGGTTCAGCATCGGGGCTCCACGACTTAGCGTAGAAGATGCGTCCTACCTTCGGTGCCGCGTTAACAATGACCACATTTAGGTCACCCTTAACTTTGCCCATCTCTTCGCCGCCGACTACCAAGCGGAAGATCCCGTTCTTGGGCACGATACGCTTAACACCCGAACGACCAGCGAGGGTCTTCGTAAGCTCACTAACACCCGCCGTCTGGAGGAAGTCGGGCAGTGCTTGATCCATCAATTGCAAATTAGCCATTTTCTAACCTTCTTTAGAGCGTCTAACAACCACGGTGTACTCCCTATCCACATTGAGTCCAATGGGGCTAAGGTCTGGATTCTCTTCAAGAAACTGCTTCATGTGTGTTTGATGAAGCCTCTTCTCTAGCAGGGCGAATGCACTGTTTTCACGGATGAATTGGTACATAGAATCCCAATCGTTCGTCCAGTACCGTGACTTGACTGAGCGAATGATCGTCCCTGCTTCTGTCTTGATGCTACTTGCGTTGAACTTCTTGCAGACGTCTAGCATCTGCTCTTCAATCACTTGCATCTGCTCGCGCAACTTATCGTCCTCGGTCTTGAACTCCTGCTCAAGCTTCCTACGACTGTCACGGATTTTTATGTATGCCTTGGTCAACTGTTCCAAGGTCGGTGCGCCATCTTCGACGGCTAGCTCGTCGGCTTCGATTTCCATCTGATGCTCCAATGATTCGTGGGTGGACCCCACGACCTCTAATATACACTAACTCTGAACAATGTCAAGCAGTGTCATCGATCTCGTGACGGTAAAGCTCGATAATTTTCTGGTGGTTGACGATGTTGTTGCGCAGCATCCCGTACAGTTCGCCCTCTATCGGCGAGCCTTTGATGTGTACCACGGTCATTGTGTTCTTCTGACCGGGGCGGTTGATACGGGCGTTTGATTGTAGATACGTCTCTACACTGGTCACCGGGGCATACCAGACTATTGTGTCTGCTGCGGTAAGGGTTAGTCCGTGAGAAGCGGCTTGTGGTTGAATGATCAACACGTGGGGGTTGGTCTTCTCTTGGAAGTTCTTGATGATCTGACTGCGCTTGGACACCGGCACATCACCGTTGATGATCTCGCACTCGATGCCGTGCTTGGTCAGGTACTGATTGATAATGTGTATGGTGTGGGTAAACGGCACGAACACTAGTACTTTGTGTGATGCCTCTTCAATCACTTCCTTGACTGCTTGCAGTCGGTTCTTCGCGTCGAAGTCCAATACTTCTTTGTTGTCGGTGTATACCGCACCACATGCAATCTGGAGTAGCTTGTTCAATTTAACTGCGGCGTTAACTGCCGTAATCTCCTCACCCGCTGCTTCGATTAGCATCTCCTGCTTTAGCTTCTTATAGTACTTGGCCTGTTGCGGCGTCATAGGAGCATCACGGTCTGTGTAGATAACATCGGGCAAATCGAGGCAGTCGGCTTTGGCAAACCTGATCGCTGGTTGAAGCACCTTGTGAACTATCGCAGTTGCTTCCGGTTTAGGGAGCCATCTGTATTCACTCACCGGAAACATAACTTGGTTCTTAAACTCAGCGAAGAACATCGGCAAGTTAGTCGGGCTGACTAGTTTGGCTAGCCCATAAGCATCCACGGGTGACTGCGCAGCAGGTGTACCCGTCAACATCCACAATCCTTTGACCTTCTTCATGATGTCGCGCAGGGTCTTCCACCTAACTGTCTGCGCGTTTTTGTAGGCTGACGCCTCGTCCACTACAATCAAGTCAAACCCACCGTTTATGATCTCCTGTTTGACGATCTCAACCCCATCGAAGTTGATAACGACGTACTCGGCGATGCCCTTGATTACTTCCTTGCGCTTGCTAGAACTACCGTAAGCTACATCTACTCGGCGATGTACGGCAAACTTAAATAGATCCTGCTGCCAAGCGGAGTGCATAATAGACAAAGGGCAGATCACCAGCACGCGCCGGATCAACTGCTTCTTCATGAGGTAGTCGGTAGCCCATATAACCGACGCGGTCTTCCCCGTACCTTGCTCATTGAAACAAAAAGCTTTCTTGTGCGAGGCTAGAAATGCCGCTGTCTCTTTTTGGTGGTTAAATGGGGTAAGTCCGGGCGGGCAGGGCCAGTTGTAGCCCGATAAATAATCTTGCATTTCCAATTACTTCTTCTCACCTTTGTGGTGCAGATTCCGACTACGGTTTTTGCTTGGGCTTTCTAGCTTGTAGCCATCAGCGTTGGTTCCACCTTTAGCCAAAGCCTTCACATGCGATACATCTTTACCTGCACGGTTTACCCCTTTCTGATCGAGTTTATTTCGAGCGCGTTGGCGCTCCATCCGATCCTCATGTTCGCCCCGTTTCAACTCCATCTGGTACTCATGCTTGTACGGACGGGGGGTCTTGGTGTATGGCACGACTAACTCCTGTTGTGTTCGCAAGTTTTGACGGGGCAGAATCGGCAAAGGGGGCCACTGATTGGGTTCCACACGCCACTAACAAACGCGGAACTCAGCCGTTGTAGGTCGGGCATCACCCCTTCCATGTAGCGTTTGCGGTCCTTGGCGTAGTGATCTTTGCTTACAAATTCGTTGCTAACCACAAACAACAAAGCCGACTTAATTTTTTGTACGACTGGGAACTTAGCGAACACGGCTACTGCCATGAGGTCTAACTGTTGCGTATCAGCGTAGCGAGCGTTCTTGCTGGTCTTGTAGTCAACCATGTGCGCTAAACCTGTAGAAGAATCTACAATCAACAGGTCAACGATACCGTGCCACCAAACGTTACTCGCATCGAAGTCGCAGTACTCCAAGTCTCGGGTCAGACCGAGCTTTATCTCACAGTACTTCTCACCCTCAATGTTGTTGAGCGAGTCAAGAATGGGGCGCATGTAATTGAATTTGGGTGGGATGGGCGTACCATCCCGTACGTGTTCTTCAGCCGCCAGATGCACAGCAGACCCGTATAACGCCGACTCATGCGGGGTGTCAACAATGTCTCTAGCCACCTTTATGTGGTAGTACTTTTTGGGGCATTGCTGAAACGTCTTTAGACTGCTGTGCGACCAGACGAAATCCATTTAGTTCTCTTGTAGCTGGTACTTGCGTTGATCCACTAGGTCTTTAACCAGAGCGCAAGTTAGTTTGGTTTCCGCTAGTGCATCGTATGCTTGCTTAAGCGCCGCATCGTAATCGTTGCTCTGCATAGCCTCGTGTAGCAACCGTAGTGCGTTCTGGGCCATCAGCATAGGGTAGGTGTAGTCAGCCATTTGGTTCCTAAAGGGGAGTGCAAAGTCGGTACTTTACACCCCCCGACCTACTTACTGATCGGTCTGTTCGTCAGTTTCTTCAGCTTCTTCGTCTTCAGCTTCTTCGTCTTCAGCTTCTTCGTCCTCGTACTCTTCTTCAGCTTCTTCGTCCTCGTACTCTTCTTCAGCTTCTTCAGCTTCTTCGTCTTCAGCTTCTTCGGCTTCGTCGGCGAAGATGATTAATTCGGACTCGGACTCAAAAACAGATTCGCTAGCAGCAGCTTCGCCGTCAACAATAGCGTCCACAAACGGTTGCATAGCGGACATATCCAGCTCGGCCACATCGGCCTCAAACGTGATCGTTACTTTCATGACTGACTCCAAAAGTTATGCCGAGGTTCGGCTCGTCGATTGTACTTGGTCAATGTTTCGGAATTATGGCCTCGTTCTTTAGCCGCTTAACTTCTTGCGCTGACCGTTGCCCATGTAAACCTTCGTCGGACTTCATGTAAAACGTGGTACCGGGAAATTCACAGCGGTACTCAACAATCATTCTTGATTGGTATTGCGGCGTACAGTCTTCGCAATAGCTATGCCCCGGAGATGGGTAACAGGACCGAGCGGCTTGCCGCCAAGCAGCGTATTGCTTAGCACTATCAAAGCATCGTGGGTAGGGTTCTTTCATTGCTTATCCAGTTGTTCTTTCCAGTTGTTCTTTAAGGCGATTGTGGAATGTATTTTCAGAGTCATCACCGCTTATCAGCCAATCGATGCGTTGCACATAAACGTAGGCTTCGCGTAGTAAATTTATGGCCTTGTTAAATTTCTCAATGGTTTCGTGTTTATATCTACAGTCCCAATCTTGATCTGCGTTTTCTAAAACTATTTGCTCAATGTTGTCGGCAATTTGTTGTAGTTCAAATTGCTTGTAATCAAAATATCCACCACTCATACAACCTCCTAAAATAGTGCGTCTGGTACGTTGGACAAGTCCAACTTGGGTTTACGTTTGCGTTTGATGCGCTCGACTATGTGAGGGTATGGCGGCATATGCCAGACCCAGCGAATCACCTTGCCTTCGTCGTCAAGGATTCCGTACTTAGTCATCTCTCCATGTCCCGTCTTTAAAAATAAACCGCGTGTACAGCAGGTTGCCTTCTTTGTCGTAGTTAGCCACCATGCACGGCGGTTTGTTATATGCCGGTGCGCGAGACTGAAGGCCGATACCGCTTTGCTTATTGTGCGGAAAATAGTACAAACTAGCGTGTGCCCCCTTTGAATCAGGAGGGGTTGTGAAGTCATATAGTTCACGCTTCATGTGTTCTTTTCCTTAAGTTTGGTTTCAATCTGGTCAAACAGTTTGCGGGTGTAGCCTTTGATTGGCGTATCCCCCCACGGTCCTATAATTCCCTTGATCTCATCATCCGTCAGCCCGACCCATTCGCGGGCTTTTAGTTGTTCGTTTTCTGAGTGAAGACGGCGAAGTTCTTTTGCGATTTCAATTCGTGGCGCGTATTCCTTTGCCAAAACTTCATCAGCTAATTTCAAAGCCTTTTCACCCACCGTTCTTCTCCTTTAACCTTGCCTCAAGCGCGGCTATCATGTCTATGACATATGGACGATTTGCCAGCGAAATTTCTTTTGCCTCTTCTTTAGTTAGCCCAACCCACTGACGCTCTGGTTGCGCCAGTCTGTTGCGCAGGGCGTAGATTAAGTCGTTAACTTTTGAAGCGTCTAAGCGTTCTCCAACGCTAAAACTTAACAAAAAATCACACGCCTTTTCCATAAGTTCGCGGTCAGTCATGATTCAACTCCTAGATATTCTTCAATGTATTGTTTGACAGAAAAAGCACCAGATGCTTCTTTTTCTAGTCCGTGTGTAAGATACCCCACTTGAGCAACCTCACACATTCTCATACATTCCTGAACAATCAACTCGGCAAACTTGAAATCATCATGGTGTGCTGAACCATATACTTGTTCAGCCAATTCTTTAATTCGTTCGTTCATTTCTCTCCCCTTGCGCGGATAGCGGCGGCGCAGTCGTGTGCTTGCTGGTTTTCACCCCAAGCCCCCAAGCGAGTCCATCCGTGAGCAACCTTAATGCACTCCATTGCGCACTCCTCCCTCTCATGCGCGGCGACAAGGGCGGCAAAGCGTTCAAGGTCTTCGTCAATTCCATTCACGCGCAGCAAGAATCCCTGCTCCAAATTGAATCCAGCCTCCCGCGCCATGCGAATGATGTCTTCTCTGTTCATGGCTTTCCCGTTCGGTAATTGTGCTTCGCTATTAGTAGGCTTTCCTGCGGATTCTTCCCGTTCGGTAATCATGCAATTTTGTCCTTAAATCCGCTCGGGGCTAGTCGTTTGAAGCAAGCCTCACATTTCCAACGAAACCCATTGCCCTTTGCTGTTGGCACTTTATGGACCGCTGGATTTACTCGGCACTGCTGGCAGTTATGTTTTACTTCCAACTCCCACCTCGTGCCGTCATCTGACCGGCTAGAAACGCAGCTTTGTATGCGCCATCGTTTGTGTTAGCTCTAAGCAACTGTTCTTTGAGGTGCGTGATCTCAACTTGAGATTGTTTATCTGCCGCATCCCAAGCCGCGACCCACGCCTCATACATGTGTGCTTCTAGGGGGTTGTAGCTACCCGCCGGGGTGTTTTTACCGTGAGTAATTGCCCACCACTCACGCCAAGCTTCAGACATTTTGTTCTTCATTCGTACCTTCCATATATTTAGCCCAAACCTCTTTGGGCAGTTCGATTGTCATTACTCGATAATTGCAAAATTCACATACTCTGCGACGTTCAACCCAATCAAATTCTTTTGCAGTATCCCTCCATTGCCGAGTATCTTTGGTCTTCATTGGTTCTAAACATTCCGGACATTTCAATTAACATTCCCCATAACTATGGCCGTAGCCCGATTCACAATTAAGCGGTAGATCCTGCGCCCACTCCGGGCGTAAGCGCATACATAGTTCAACGTACTCCTTAGCTAGTTCCGCCTCCTTCTCTGGGACAACACAACCTACCGAGTCATGAACAGTCATAGATACGCGATACTTCTTGGCAATCATTAACATCTGCCCACCGATTACGATACGGGCAAGTGCTTGACATAGGTTTTCAACTACTTTCCCACCGTATATCCGTGTGGGTATAGCCGCCTTGCCTTTCTTGGTGTCGTAAAGCAGTTCGCTCTTGCCGTCTTCCTGCTGTATCTTACGAAGGTTGGGGTACTTAATAAGTAAATCATTGGGCAACCTGATTCCATTTTTGCCCTCAATCTTAAGTAGCCCGTCGCGGCCTAGAGCCGAAACTTTATTACCCATCATGTCCGTCAGCGCGTCGTGGGCATCCCCCCATAACTCAGGGATCTTGGGGTAGGTCTTACGGTATACGTCAATAATGCGTTTGCATTCCTCAATGGGCGTATCAACACCGAAGTTTTTAAGTTGGGTTTGGAACTTCGTAGCCCCCATCCCGTACCCAGCACCGAGGATTGTGGTCTTGCCTACGAACCGCTCTTGCTTGGTGATATCTCCGATTGGCTTGTCGTATATAGAAGAGGCCATGATTTTGTATACGTCCTCGCCATTGGTAAACGCGGTTAACAGATCTTCCTGACCAGCCAGCCACGCAACGATCCGCGCCTCAATCTGGGCTGAGTCCGCATCCAATATGACATAGCCGACTGGGGCGACGATTGCGTGTTTTAACGGGCTATTGCGGGGAAGGTTCTGAAGGTTGAGCTTGTCGTCACCACCCCACCGCCCCGTGTGGGCGGCGTAGTATCGGAGGGGGACTGGCATAGGCCCACGTTGAGCGATGGCGATGAACCGCTCGGTCCGGGTCTCTTCAAGCGTGGACTTCACACCAAGCCTTGCGGCTACTACGGATTGGACAACTGGATCTTCGTGCTCAAGCAGAGCTTTGAACCCCTCGTCGGTCTTGGAGAACGCCCAAGTCTTCTTGTCAGTAGCAGCACTAATCTTAGTCGGCGGTACTACATTTCGCAGGGTCAAAATCTCAGCGAGCTTGGGGTTGCTCATTAGATCTTCTCGCGTATACCCTTGCTCTTCTAGGGTCTGCATCAATACATCTTTCCCCGCCCTAACATTTGTTAGGTGTCCCTCAAGTAGATTGGAGTTAAGCTGCAACACAGGCTCGGAGAACATCTTGATCGTAAGATCAATCAGGCGAAGCTCTACCTTCGGGAACCCGTCGGCCATACATTGGAAGAGCTTGTAGGTGAGCGCGGTGTCGTTCTTGCAATACTCACCGTACCGAGCGAGTTCAGCGTCGGTGAAGTCCACCCTACGTTTGCCTTGTGCCGCAACAACCTCGTTGCCCTTAACTCCGATATCGTAGTAGTCGGCTAAGGTTTTAAGACTCCCGCCCACCTCAGTACCGTGTATAGCGCGAGCCATACTAAGAGTATCGAGCCAACCCCTAGGGTTAATACCAAAGCTCCAGCCCAAGATAGCAGCATCGAACATAGCGTTGTGGGCGAGCGCCAAGTTGTTCTCAAAGTCATATTGCTCAAGGAACTCCTTCGTCTGTGCGTGCGTACCTGAAAACCACTGCGGCTCATCGGTGTCCACCTGCACCGACACACCGATCACCTCAAACTGCTCGTCCCTTACGTATTCTTCCGTAGTCAGTTTGGTTAGACTGTAGTCTTTCGTGTACAGAGTTTCGAAATCAATCGTTATTATTTTCATATAGCTTTTCTGTAGCCGCTAGTCACGGGCCTACCGCCATTACCAAGCCGATGAGCGCGTTCCCTCATTTCCTCTGTTTCTTGATCTTTATCCTCTTGGTCGTGCAATAGCAGCGTGGTCATAACTAGCGTCTCAAACTGCTGACGCCGCACCTGCTTGAGTGCTTCGTACATAGCGGCCTTCTCAGGCTCGGTCATGATGTCCTTGAAGTTTTCCTTGAAGATAAAATTCCATCGTCCAGCGTCCCCAAAGAACTCCTCTGGGTGTGACGTCATGCGGTTGACGATTGCTTGAACTCCGCTCGATATGCTCATTAAGGCTCCAGTATTTGGGCTAGGTCGTCTAAGTTGCTCTCGTTGATCACTATCGCCATGCCTCCGCTCTCGCGGATTGTGCGTAGGTGTTTGTCTTGCAGGGCTGTCGTTGTGCCCTTACCCGCCTTGGCTTCGATAGCTATGAACTGACCCCGCATACAACAAAGGAAGTCAGGCACGCCACTATTGCCGTACATCGTGCCAATAGGCATAGCGTAGTAAATGTTGTGCTTGGCAAGGAGAGCTTTGATCTTAGCTTTGACCTTGGACTCGGGGGTTGACGCCATGTAAACTCCTCTTCAGACCCACCTACTATACCACACAACTGGACAATGTAAAGAGGGGCGGGAACTGGTTTAG